TGCGAAGCGCCACCCGGCGCGTCCTTCTCTTGGGCGCAGGCGGCAACCACCTGAGCCTGCTTCTCGGTCAGCAAAAATTCCGTCACGGAATTATCACCATGTCTCTGAGTGATGCGTAAGTGGTGCATTCCCGGCATGGCTCCCGGTAGTCTCACCCATTCCACTTTTATGTCTCGAATCTCTGGATCAATCATCTAATTTCCCCTTTCTCTTGGGCGCAGGCGGTGCAGTGGCCACCTTGTAATTTGAATCTGCGAGACTCTGATAAAGATTTCGCTTGCGGCGGCTCCACCCAAAACTCCTTGCCGTGCCGGGGGCAGGGTCCGAGTTCGGCTTGCTGGACAGCGGCGCGACAGGCAGCAAGGCGCTCGCATTCTGGGTTTATGTCCTTCTGGACCTCGGTGCATTCCGTGTGGGACATCGCTTGACCGTGCCACCACTGCGCTTCCTCCAGCCGCGTCTTCTTCACTTCCGCCGCGTGCTCCTGCTCTCGTCGTTCGAGTTCGAGTTGCTTCACAGCGGCACAGCCTTCTGGTGGCGCAGCTTCCCAGTTTTTGCCGACCCTCTCACACTCTTCCATGGTTCCATCGCAGGGAATGCCAATCGCCCAATGGAACTTCTTGTGCCACCATTCCGATTCCCCCAGCCGCGCCGCCTTCACTTGCGCCGCGTGTTCCTGCTCTCGTCGTTCGAGGAGACGCTGATCGTGGCGGGCTAGAGCGCCTGGCTCACCGCCACTATCAAAAATGGCCGCACGGAGCATTTCTGCGTATTCCATTGCCTTTGCTTCGCCGAAGTTTTCAAGGAAGATCAAAACTTTATTTTCGGTTTCTTTTTCAGTAACTTCCTCTGCGGCTTTGATATTCTCCACATGTTCATTCTCTCGTCGTTCGAGGAGCGCGAGCACGGCGGTACGGTGAGACGCCGGACATCCCGGTACGTGGTAATTAGGAGCACATCCGTTGTACAACTTACCTGTGTTGCACTTCAAAATCTCCTCCACCTGTTTCTCGATGGGCTGGTCAGTCATCACATCTCCCTTTCTCCAGGTTCAGTTTGATCAACTTCACCTTCGATGGGTTCAATGTCAAGTTTACCTTTCGATTTCGCTTCGTAGACCATTGAAAATGCGCTTTGAGCGATCTTGTACATTTCTTCTGAAACCCAACCCGCGTTTTTAATCACGGGGACGTAATAGGCTTGCCCAGCGGCATTTGAATCTTCAGCTGATGCCAGTGAGTAAACCCCCGCGAACGCAGCGCGGGCGCCGCGCATCTGCATTAGTGCGTTAAGGTCGGTTGCGGCGTCAAGCCCTGTTGATTTGAGCGACATCACGACCATTGACTCAGGCCCTGGCAAGCCTTTTTCGGGAAGGGCTAAAATGATATAGTTGTGAAACAGCGTGCAGCGTGGCGGTTTTCGCTTTCCATCGGTTGCTTTACCCCACAATGAGAGTGGGCATACTCGACATTCGCCGCCAGGTTCGCCAACACCCATCTTCGCGTCTTCAGCGCGGCACAACAAACCACCGCCTTCATCTTGAGGGGTAAACAGGATGCGCGACTTGTACCACAATAATGGCACAAACTTCAAACCGCTGCCGAAGATTTTACCCGTGATCGTATTAAAAAAATGTCCTTCTTCGAGTCCTTCGATGTACTTCGGGTCAGTTCGTTTGCGTTGCGGGGTCATAGATTGACACAGGGATAATCTCGGCATTTTAAGATCAGACCGCTCCATGCCGTCTAGACCTAATACTCCCTCGCCTTCCTGCTTGCGAAGGTATTCCGGAACCGCATTTGTCACAAGCGCTACTTCTGGCTCTCTATTTGCCAACTTATCTTTTGCCATTTTTCTTTACTCTCCGTTTTCCGAGGCGTTTCCGCCTCTTACTCGTGCCTTCGATTTTAGAAATACCTCGACGCCTGGCGGCGGTTCCTGCCCGTTGATTAACCTTTCTTTTGTTAATCCAGCGAGTGTTTGATAATTGACCGTCAACAATTCTAACATTCCCTCCACCATCACCCACGCTCGAAGTTGATCCTTGTCCACGTTCGCCGGGTACACCTCGATCTGCACGAATACCGTCTCCCCCGTGTTCAAGTGTACGCTCTGCGTCTCGGAGTTTTGTAAGTTCTGGACTAATAATTGCGACATCGCTTCCATCTCCGTTGAGCAAAGCGAAACTTCCTCCTCCAACTGCCTTTTCCTGGCCCTCGCGATTGAAAATCTCCTGGCTAGCTCGGGCGTCTCGAGGTCTGTCATTGCCTCCTTGTACAAATCGATCTTCGCCTGCCACCCCTGATCCTCCTGCTTTTCCTGTAGACCCAATTTCTGCTTCAATTGCCGCAACTTTTCGGTCACGCTCAACTTTGCCATCGTTCACCTCTTTCTCACATCTTTTACACGTTAGATAGTGGTGTACCTGCGCCGATAGAAATTTGCCACCTCTCGAATCTTCCGTAATCTGAATTGCGTGTCCTTTTTGTCCCATGGCCCACACAACACGAACCGCCTCGTGCATATGTTCTTCCTGAAAGATTCTTGTTACGCCTAAGAGAAAACTCATAGTTTCCTTTTGAAGTCGAGATAACACCGCGACGGCTCAATTTTTAACTGCGAATTGTCGTGAAACTCTGGTAGCATGATTCGCAAAATTCCATAGTCAGGTGAAAGGTACACAGTGCAAATAACCTCTTTACCGGCGCGAAGTACAGCCTTCACCATACCTTCTTTCGTCGCGCTTTCTTCCCACATTGGCTCGCTCATAACCCTTCAGCCCGCAGTCGTCGCAGCACATAAAATCGAGTCAACCCAAACTGCCTGCCAATTTCCGCATAGGACAATCCACGCTTGCGATATGATCGCGCCAGGCGAGCAATCTTATGCCACTTCGAGCGGTTATGCTGCGCGTCTCGACCTAGCATAAATTCTGACCCACAAAAACCACAGGTTACCGAAGTCATCGAATTGCCTTCATCCTCCGGCAAAGTTCGTTAATACGCGGTTCGTCGAACGGGCAGCAAAATAACCACCTAAAAAGTCTCATTATCATTTTCAAGCTCCTTGCGCCAACGTGAGGTAGTCCAGCGTGCTAAATCTTCCTTCAATCGTAATGCTTTCACAATCATGTGGTCAATTGACTTCTGTCCACGTGGGCCTGTGGCTAAACAGTCTACGTAAGTGACGGCGGCAAGTTGACCAGGGCGATGGCAGCGGTCCTCGGATTGTAGACGAATCCCCAACGAGAAGTCATTGGATAAATACACCACGTTGGTGGCGGCAATAAGATTGAGGCCGTGTCCTCCGGCGTGAGGTTGGGCGACAAGTACTCTTCGTTGGTCGTTATTCGTGGAGAAGGCATTAACCGCAGTTTGGCGCGCATTTTTTGATTGGCCTCCATATAATTCGTACACGCATATATCATTGCATTTTTCGCGTAAAAGTTCGACCAGGCGTTCTCTTTCACGTCTCCAACGACACCAGACGATGATCGCGTGTGACGCACATTCCTGTAAATATTCAACGCACCAGTCGAGTTTTTCAGAAGAAAAATTGGTTACAAGATCGGTTATGTCGTATGTGCCCTCGTCAAGCGTCAGTACCCCGTGTCCCAAATGCCCGCTGGTTAACTGCGCAAGTCTCATCAACCGCACCGCAGCGTTAGGCTCCAGTAATTTGTCGCCTGAATCAAGCGTCATTACAAAGTCTTTCTTCAACTCCTGATACCGTTTCCATGACTCTTCAGTTAAAGCCACTTCACGATGTGTATATAACTTCTCGGGAAGGTCGAGGCAATCTTTCTTTAATCTTCGCAAGGCGTAGGGAGCGATTATCTCTGATAACTTGTCGAGATTTTTCCACTTAATGACTTGCTTAAAATTCCAACCACCCATAACCGCAAATGAATTTCGAAAGTGGTAGTAATTCTTGTACTTTTTACCAAGTATGTTTCGGTCAAGTACCAACATCTGTGCCCACAGGTCTAACGGCGAATCGGTCACGGGGGTGCCGTTCAACAGGACACACCGTGTACAATGCGAGCGAAGCTCAGCAATAGCTTCAGTTTGTGTCGCCGAACGGTTCTTGATGTAGCTCGACTCATCAAGCACGAGCATTACCCGGTCAAACAGGACGCTAATCAAATCTTTAAGCCGTTGTTTACTTCGCAAAAATTCGTAGTTGGTTACGATCCAATAAAGTCGTGGATTTGACAATTCATCTTGCCACACGGTCCTATACTTCGTGTGAAATTCTTCGACTTGCGAACTTACCCATGAATGTTTCTTTATCTCGCCAATTTCCTTGTCAACCCAGACGCAACGTACAGCGGCGGGCACAACAACAAGAACGATAGTAATGTCTCCCGTAGCGGCCAACGTACAAGCGGCGTCAATCACCTGCTTAGATTTTCCGCTTCCCATCTCATCAAATAAAGCGAAACTTGGATGACGCACCAAGGCCTTAATACCTTCAAGTTGATGCGCGAAAGGTGGCGTCTTAAACCGAGTTGGGTCGAGTTCGATCATGTTGTCAACTTATCAATAAACTGCTGCAAATCTGGCGGTTCATAACTCGCACCTTTACCCGACGGCCCGTACTTTTGTCCAGCCTTAACGCGATGATCCTTACTCATATTGCTTCGATGCACCTCTCGAAAAGCCGCGTCGAACACCGGTAACAACCCATACGACACCACAGTGCCCAACACAACGTAAGTCAAGTCACAGAGTGCGTCCAGAATTTGCTCTTTGTCGTAGATGTGCATCGCCTCGACAAGCTCACCAAGCTCTGTCGCCATCAGCTTAATTCGCAGCAGCTCAACGTCTCGGTCAAGGTCGAAATACTTGATTGCTAGCGGAATGTCGCCGCGAACCTCGTGAAACTCTGCGACCAGCTCTATCCAATTCTTTTCCATCGTTTTACCTCCTCAAAAAAAGCGCAAAATGCGTTGACAAAGATTGTCAAATGTGTATATGTCATTGCTAGTTAAACCGTCAGGGTGTTCATCTAGCCTAAATAACCTTCCTCGCCTACTTTCAACATCCCAGATTAAGTACCAACCATGTAACTTCTTAACAATTTCGTACTGAAGCGGTTCAAAAATCTTCTTGTTATTTGACAACTTTACTTCACAAAATGTAGAGCGTCCATCTTGTGACACGCTGATGTCAGGCCAACCCGCGGTCATCATGTCACAGTGTTTCCACACGAGAACGTGTGGCGGATACAACTCCCTTAGTTTTTTAACTAGCTTGCGGTTGAAGTCGTTTTCGGTCATTTTCCCATCGCAAGGTACCAGTTTTTACCAGTACCTACTTGCCACATTAATGGAACTCGCAACTTCAATTCCTGCACCGCCAACAATTCCGTTACAAGTTCGACCGTATTATCACGGGTAACGTCACCTAAAATTTCATCGTGAAAGGTAAGTCTCGGCGTAAACCCTGTGGTTTTTCGCTCATTGTACAGCCGCAGCATCTTTAACTTCATGTAATCCGCAGCAGTCCCTTGTAACACAGAATTTAGGGCAGAATAAAATCTGTCTCCTTTAACGTATCTACGCTTTCGACCAATCGTAGTTTTTACCCACCCGCGATTTTCTGCCAAACGAGTACAATATCCTAGTAACCGCTTCGCCTCGGGAAATGCTCCATCATACAAGTCATTGGTTTTACAGGCGTCATCATAAGTCAATCCCGTCATGGCGGCAATTTTATCGGGTCCTGCACCATACAACTTCGCAAAGTTTACGTTCTTCGCAAGTGATCTAATCATAATATCGTGTAGAATATCGTGAGTCACATAGTCATGAAAGTCGATGTTCGGGTCTTCGTAAGCCTTAATCAACCGTCGCGAGTGCGGGTACGGCACACAAGAAAAATGCGCAAACAAGCGGTATTCAATCTGCGAAGCGTCAGTATCTAACAAGTCATTACCGTCAGCACCAAGAAACAGTTCACGCACAATCCACGGTTTAGTAACTTCGTTTTGCTTGTCTGGCTTGGGTACCTGCTGCATATCGCCTGCATACCGCCCCGTGATCGTACCGCCTTCATCGGCCCGCATTTGATGATAAGTGCCGTACAGCACACCATTCTTGACCGACTTCAAATATTTATTGCCGCACTTCGACAACCACGACTTCAGTTGCCGTATTTCTAGCGCTAATTGAATCGGCTTGAATTGTTTCGCGTACTCTTCGAGCGCATTGTCTGCAAATGACTCACGCGTCTTCCCGCTCGCTCCACCCTTTGTCGTATAACCCGTGTGAACCACTCCGAGATGCCGAAACAACTTGCCCATATCAGCAGAATCAGGATTGACCCGTAATCCGGTAAGTTGCCAAATTGCCAGCGTGCGCTCCAATATAGCCTGCTTAACCTCATCGCACCACCTCTCAAGCTTTAGAACGTCGAGTGGACACCCGTTTCGCTCCATCGCCAAGGTCGAGTAGATCAACGAATCTTCAAGTTCTAACACCTTACGTAATCCCTCTTGGTCAATATCATGTTGGTACGATTGCCAGAGGTCGTAGGTTAAGCGCACATCAATGCGAGCGTATTGTACGACCATCGGCGTAGGCAGCTCCCACACCCGTGGGTGTGGGAGCGCTACCTTGGACCGCCCTAGCCGTTCGAGGGCCAAAGCGTCTAAGCTGAAGGTGCGGCGATGATCGTCAAGCAGCCCCGCACAATGTTGTACTTCGTGAAGTCGAATGCCTAAATCTTCAAAACTACAACCACCTACTTCAACGGCCACTGTATCAAACTTTGCATTTAGGAAGACTAAGTCTCGATCTATCAATTGATCTTCGATCCAATTGATAGATCGTTGATTCCACTCACAACACCACTCATCGTCAGCGGTAGCGATGGAAAAACAGAATGGACGGTCTTTACCACGCAAATCTAGACCTGTCGTTTCTGTATCGAATGAGACGAATCCTGGCGGTAATTGATCTGGTAGACGATCAAAACCGCTAGTACGAGATGTCGTCTTCTCTTGGTATAATGTCATTTGACTCATCAATCACCCGAATATCCGCCCTTAAAAGTATTTCTTTACCCCGTGTATCAGCGTACTCTTCGGCTACACGAACAATTCTTAATGCTGGCAAGTTCGCAAGCATTTTCGCACATTCAAAACATGGAGTGCAGGAACAGTACGCCGTAAACACCTTATCTAAGTCTTTACACTGTAAAATCGCATTCTGTTCAGCGTGTACGGCTTCACAATTTCGATTATCCCCGTGGCTATCGGTCGCGCCTGGACACGGTGTATCGGTGCAATGCGTAAACCCTCGTGGGACTCCGTTGTATCCCGTGGCAAGCATTCGTCCCATTGAATCAACCAGGATACACGCAACCTGTCGCCTGCTGCACGTCGCACGCTTCGCAAAAATGCTAAGCATCAGGATATAGATTTCGTCTAAAGTTGGACGATAGGTCATCACTTAACTCCTTGTAAAATGCTGCGATTTCATTTTTGAGATCTTTGCCAAGCGCGACTTCCTCGTCATACCCACTTGCTTGTTGTCCTTCTGCTACGACCGCAATTGCTCCACAATAAAATACACGCTTCAACTGTGCTTCAGTACCAGCGCTCATATTCAGTGGCATCGTTTCTTGCTTAAACGTAAGCCACGCTTCAAGTATGGGAAAGCGCACGTAGCACCTCTAACGCTTCAACTGATGTTTGCGAATGGGCAAGCACCTCATAGTAACGGTCCCAAGGTTTGTCGATTACAACCCCATCCGTTGCACTAAATGCATCCTCGAGCCATTTCGGCGGCCGACCGGGTAACTTTGGTGAGCGATAGCAATTCGATGAAGTTTGCCAAACCACAATCGCGAGGTCCATCTTATCTCGGTACAGGTGCGACGACCCGAGATTCATTTGTAACCAGCCGCACTCAACACCAAGCTCTCCTGCGAGCATATTCGTTAACATCGAGAAATTAAAAAAGTCATACGGTAACCCGAGCCACACGTCAGACGAGCGCATTGTAACAATGCAGTTCAGGTGTTTATCCCGCAGTAAAAATTGAAAGTTTAATGTACAGGGGATGTCCTTCGACTCACTCGGCGAAGGTAACCAAATACTCGCGACACTTTGTCGCGAGTATTCGTCTTTCCGCAATTTTTGGATAATCCAATCCCACTGCGGTTTTAACCTGGGCCCATATGCACCTGAAAAAGTCAATTTGTCATCAGAAAATTGCGCGATTTGTTTGTTGTATCGCATCAACGAAGCCACGTCAGAGCGGCCTAGAGCGATCCACAGCCACTCGGCGACCATGAAACGATAATTAGGTCGTCGTGCATCATTGATAAGAATATTTTCCCTCAAATCGGACATTCGCAGCACGACCCCAAGCTCTTCAAACGTGATCTGACCGCGCGGAGATTGCAGCTTACCTCGCTCCAGTAGGTGTTTTAACAGCCCAGTCCATACGTTATCGAACCTACCCTCAATCGTAATCACGCAGCCCCCAGTCGAATGTTGCGCAGTCGTTCAACATAGTCTTGACGCCCGTTACTTCCGAACCGTTTGACGTACTGTGGGTGTTCGACGTTTAAGTGGTCCACACCAAACTCTAACAGTCTGGTATGCGCGACTTCACCTAACGCTATGACCGTCTCAGGTGTCTCAATTGCGCTTACACGGGTGGGTAGGTTCACCTCTCCCTCACTATTGATCGCGTTCATAAAAGCAATCTCGCGCTCTTCAAAGCCTGCGTCGTTCAGTACGTCATATAGCCATCCCGAGGAGTTGCGCGTCGTCATAAATGGTAGGTCAGGTACGCCGTTCGCCCGCTCACCGACAAATAGAAACCGAGGGTTCTGTGACCCAACCCAACCCTGCGGTAATGGCGTGCCGTGCATTACCACTAGCGCAGCGGCAAATGCAGGAGTCCTATGGCGCGTATAATCGTACCAAACAAAGTTACGGTTGCGCGAATGATTAAATAGTAGGCGCAAATAACTGTCATAAACATCGTTAAAAACCCGCGCATGTTGTACATATTCTCCCTCATCATTTTGTCTTTTTAACCAGTTAGCAAATGCGACCCGTCGCAGTGGAAGACAAATCACAATTTGCCCATCGACCGCTTCGATGTACCGTTCGATCAGTGATTCAGCTCGTTCTGTCATTGACGAGTTGCCGCGCATAAGTGGGCCATATACGCGGTCTGATAGATGCAATCTGTCAAATACCACGGGTAAATTTTCACTTGCGGCGTACAGAGGGTTAAAAAAGTATCTAAAAATGGCTTCCTCACTCGTTAACGCCGCGTCTGGAGGCACACCAAAATGAATGTTCTTAAACCCGCGCTGTTCAAGTTCACTAGCTAAGGTTGACTTTCCGGCGCCGTCAGGACCTTCCAGGATTATTAAGTTCACTTACCACTCCCTTTGAACCACCCACAGCGGTCACATAAAAATCGTATCGGAAATAGTATAGCATCGATCACTGAATCGTTTCTAAGCAATGTTCGCCAGGCGAAGTAAATGGCGACGACTACTGCAAAACCTTTCATTTTTTCTCCAAAAGTTTCTTTGCCCGTCGAATCGCCCGAATTATCGTATGACGCGAGCAAGTCATTCTTGCCGCAATGTGCACATGTTGCAAGTCGCCCCGTTGGTACCGCTTGTAGATACCTAGGCACATTTCGTCGGTAAATATCTTATGAGCCGACAACCGCATTCTCCAGCGCATTATCAATATGCGCGAGTGTTTGAGCCCGGTCATTTACCGTATGGTCAAAGAACCATTTCGACTGCCACTCTGCTAAGTCATGCAGATTGGCAGTATCCATCTTTTCAATTTCTGAAATGCGGTAGGAATAAGGACTATGCCCCGCCTTGCTTTGGTAAAAATCCATCGACAGAGCGTCAGTAAGACCGCACTTAAGAACATTACCCAAAACAGCAGCGTGATGGTATCTAACGCGCCACCAGCCAGATCCTGCGGACTTATACTCAGGGCATAACACACCCCAGGAAGTTGCATAGTTTTCAAGCACCTCCGCTTCAGGATAATACGTGTCACCCGCACTTTTAGCCCCGAGACGACACACGGGCCACTGTGGATTCATTGTCTTCAGCCAATCGTTATGATCTTGTAACGTGGCGTATACCCAACGACGTTGCCGCAGGGATATAAAATACGGTAACTTAATGTTAACAAGAGGTGTTGGGTCCCATGCAAATACCCGCATGTTATCGAGGTTGTTCCTGACAAGTTTTGTGTGGTCACCCCACGGAAACATCGGCGCAAGCATCGGGTAGTCACCTGCGAGAATCTTTGTAAGTCCCGCAACAACCGCCTCTTTCTCCGGCTCACTAAACTTCATAAATTCTGACCACTGCGGCATACAGCGTAACGCAGACATCATGTTGCCACCCGCAACCGCGATTGACCAGTCGTCACAATAAGTTATCGCTCGTTTTGCCTTCAACAAAGTCCAACACGCTTCATGAGTGTGCCGCGCAGTTAAAGACTTCGGAGGGCCAATACCGACCAACGCAAGATGGTAGCTCGACAAGTCTTCACCGAACTTAACCGCCCGATGGTCAACTTCGTGTCCTGACTCACGAAGCGCGTCAGCAAGGATATATACCGAAGTTAAGTAATCGTACCTTAACTTCTGCGAATTACACATTCTTTGAGTAAAACCCGTGATCAATATTTTCATGCGATGTCTTTAACCCCTAGCACAGTACGAATCCCCTCGGTATGGTGATAAGATTTTTTTGACTTACCTGTACCCGTACTATCTTTATTCTTACCGCCACTTCGTAAGTATACATTTTTTATAAAACATTGTCAACAAATAAATTATCTACATTCCTTTGTTTAACTTCAGCCTTCTTCACTCGCATGTCGGCGGTCTCACCGGGTTTAATTTCGTAAACATACTCGTTAACTGTTAATGGAGTAAGCAAGGTTTCACCTTGCAAGTTACTACGAACTTCCTCCAATAACCACTTGGCCACAGGTGGGGCGACGCCCTTACTGAGGTAACACTTTTGCTCTCGCGGCTTGTCGAACTTATAATCTGCGGGAAAGCCAGCGATGACATTGAGTTCGGGCATATTGACGGGTCGACCTAGGTAAAGCCAGTTACTAACGCACATTACGGTGTGAGCGAAACCGTCAAGCGGTAGCATTGTGAAGACGTGGCTGTCGAAGCTAGATATGTTGTACTTTAGCTTCGTTTCATAAATATCAGCCTCTTCGACCGCCGCGATGGTACGTCCAAGATGACCCGTAAATTCGGTGGTGATTAACCTAATTGACTCATTTGTCATACCGCCAGTTTTAAGTCCATCGCATTGCCTGCTCCAATACTTTTCGGTATACGGATTTTTTTCGCCTTCAATACCCGTGCCTAAAGCTTCTCCAAGTGTCACGTACTTTCGGGTGTGTCGCAAGATGAGTTGATTGATCAGCCCTTTTCGTACCATGACTGTCCAATAACGTGGACGCCACTGTGGCACACCGAACGTGCAGGCGTTTTGGAGGATTCGATAACAATCATAGGGATGCGAACTGGCCCACTCGTCATAGAAATCTTTCGCTCCGAGGTAAGCGCCTGTAACAGACTCGATGACAATAGCGGCAGCGTCAAACGCGGCTGAGTAGTCGAGAACTCGCTTCGTGCAGTTGAAGTGCGACGAGTTAACCCCCTTGTTCGTTGAATTATTCTGCGCACTAAATGCGGCGCACGGCGGGTGCGCCGCAACGATGCAGTCAGCCAACGCGCGATCATGTAGCATAGGCCAAGGAAGCTGATCAATATAAGTAAGTCGAGGAAAATTAAGCTTTTGAGTTCCCAGGGCATAGCCAGAGTCCTCCATTGAGGCTAGTATGTCGAAACCTGCCTGTGTCGCAGCGAGAGTGATGCTTCCCGCATAACTGTTAATAACCAATACTTTATTGAACTGGGACACAGGGAGATTCCTTTCCGTCAGGTCCAACGTAACTCATACATGGAACAGTGCGGCTGGGAATTGAGCTTTCGATGCGGTCTAGTTGTACTTTTAACTTACTAATATTGTCCGCTGTCATAAGCATCCAAACAAAAATGCAAGCTACTATAATGAAAGTCCACTTTTCATAGTTCGTGTTCATCGTTTCCCTCTCGCAACTTCATACCCACCCAAACGTGGGCATTCCCTGTGCCGATCCCGGGTACAATTTCGATGTTATACCCCATGGTCTTTAACCTCTTTGCCAAATACTTCGAACTCATCGGGAACCGAATACCATTTTCGCGGCACCACGACTGATATACCTCGTACAGTTTACCGTGCTTCAGATAGTCCTTGTGCCCGTTGTTTGACTTGACAATTAATTGCCGAAGCGCGTCGGCCACCGGGTCCATGTCGTCGCGCAGCTGCTCGACCGCGTGTAGCACCTTCTGTGGCGGTTGTAGCCCAGTGCGTTGCCACTCCAAGCATCCCTCGACGGCCTTCGCCAGCACGCCTTCAAGCTCGCCCATAAGCTTGAGCGACAGGGTCTTATCGACTTCAGTCACTCGATACTTAAATGGAATGAAGTGGAGTCGATCCCAGAATGCGTGGGCGGTGTCGTGCACCTTAGGTACGTGGTTCGTCACGAGGAATAGCTTAAACTGCGGCTTAAACTCAAACTCACCGCTATATAAAAAACGGGCTCGAACTGTGTCCGAGCCCGTCAAAGACTTTACCATCGCGGCATCCAGAGTTTCTGACTCGTCCGCCTCCGATGCGATCACAACCCTCGAACCCGCCAAGTGTGCAATATCATCATTTGGGCCACCGGCCTGTTTCCGCGATAGGAATGTCTGGAACCTAGCCGTTTGCGCGTACTTGTCAAGCAGCGCGTGTAACACTTCGATGAATGTTGTCTTACCGTTTCGTCCTTCTCCGTGTAAGATGAAAAAGATGCGCTCCGTCGTGATGCCGGTGAGACAATACCCCATAACCCGCCAAAGATATGCGATCATATCTTTGTCGTTTTCCATAATCTCTTCGAGAAACTTGTCGAACAGCGGACACTTCGCCCACGCGGTATATTCAACGCTTGTGCCGCGAGTCAAGTAATCTGCTCTTTGTCCTTCAGTCACCGAAGCGTCTTTCAAATCAACTACGCCGTTACCCACCGCAAGCTTCATCGGCTGCTGGTCAAGCAACGTATCTTCAAGCCTCAACCTCCACCGCAGCACCGTATCTAGCGAAGTCAACCTGTGCGCTTCTCCAGCCTGTATCGCCCACTTGTATGCACGGGGGGCGTCTTCGTCGCCCGCTTGCCGCAACTGTAACGAATTGCGCATCAGTTCGCTGGGAACTTGTTCGGTCGCGTGCTTAAGCTCTTGGTCTGCTTCGCGCTGCCACGCAACACCATTCCACGACAGCCACTCCTTCCATCTGGTGACGAACCTAAAATTGTCGCCGTTGAGTCTGATGAATATGTCAGAGTTCCCTAGATCGTTGCGGGTGGGAACGTTGCCGACCTCAGGATCGTATAGTGCGTGGGCGACAGCGCAAGCCTCAGTGATCGTCTTTTGTCCATAGGTCATCGCGCCGCGCCGTTGGTCCCACTTGTCTCTAATTAGCTTTGACTCGCGAAACAACTTATCTATCCTGATTGGGTCAGCGCGAGTCCAATAAGCTAGCATGACACACAGCGCAAGGTCAGCGCGAGAGTGATCGTCACCATAGTCTTCTAGACTGCCGCTCCACAACCTCGTGAATTTGCCGCCGTTCGCTGCATTCGTCGCAAGCAGTATCAGCTCCGTGTCGGTTATTGCTTGTACTGCGGAAAGCTTACGAGCCTCATCGTCGGGAGCAAGCCGCGGCTTTGGACGTCGCTCAGCATGGGCAGGCACTCCAAATATAAGCTCGTACATCTGGTCAAGCTTCGCCTGTCTCTCTTCAATCTGGTTCCAGTTGAGCACGTTGCCGGTGATAGTAAAGTACCGCGCCGTCGAGTACATTTCGATCTTGTTACGCCTTACCTCAACTCCGGGAGAGGACGCTTTGACGATGATCTTTACACCTGTACCCGACGGACTGACCTCAACGTAGGACTCCATCGTATCGACGATGATTTGGGCCCAATCAACAAGTAAGCCTGTCTCTTCATCGCGGCATTCGTCGATGTCAATGCCTGTAAATGGGTCGTTGTTCGTGAAAACGAAGCCGATACCCGCGAGATTCTTGTCACGTTCGAAGCATGTGCAGGCCTGCTCGAACGTACCCCAACAAGATGGGTTGGTGACACTCGCGTCTTCACCATCATTCGGATTGACGGGCACCTTGGCCGGCTTAGAGTCAACACGGGGGTGTACGCGCCATGCAACCCACTGCGGCGTGTCTCGTAGAATTGCAGGTATATTTACAAAGTTTGCGGGAATGGACCGATCATACCGAGGGGGACGTCCGCGCACTGCGCCTCACTTATTCAAACTATACATGATTTGGTGTATTGACAGCGCGTTCATATTAAATTGTGCGCAACGCCTGCGCAACAACTATTTTAATTATTTTGATGAGCGCAGTTGATAAGTTGTTGAAATGTTAATATCTTGTGTCGTATGAGTTATAACCCACACGTTAAAGTGTTGTGTAGTGACGCACCTATGCGTCGCCCGTGTCATTCGCCCAACTGCTTGAGACCAAAAAAAGTACCCAGTGCTTGGGTACTTTCCATGCGCGGGGTCATGCGCATATCTTTAGCAACCTCAGTAAACGCATTGTACAACGACCACCCGGTGCGTGGTTCGAACTCAGCATGGGTAGGTTTGAAGTAATGTCCAGACACCTTCGGCATTAGTTTTAGCGGCATGACACCCTTGAGAAATGCGTCGTGTATCATGCTCTTCGCTACCGTGTCGGACATTTCTGTCGCCTTCAGGTCGTTCGTCTGAAATACCAACGCCTGATACTGCGTCTTAAACGTCGCAAGTCCTGCGTCGATCTGGGCGGCGAGGTTCAATTCAATGAGGTGTTTCTCGCGTAGAAAGATCGTGTCGCCACGCATCACCATGTTGTCACAGACGAACACCGACATACCTGCGACGAACTGAAGACTTAATGATTTGTCGTTCGCATGTCGAAACCCGATTGCTGCTGACAGGTCGCGCTGTTCACCGTAGGTGATCGTGACGACACCGAACAACGTCGATCCATTGCGACGTACCGCAAATTGCTCCACGCTAAACGATGCGTGCAACACCGCCTTGACACGATCCTCGAGCGTCTCGATCAGTTCAATGTGTGGGATAGGTTTGTGAAACTTGCCCAGCGATTGCGGTTTCGGCAATGCCGCGAGTTGGGCACGGGTGATCTTGGGCGCGTGTGCCATCAATGTGCCTGTTGCTTGTGTCATGGTTGTCCTCCTGGTTAACGCGGTGCGTCGACTTGTGACGACGCTGTGGCGTTAAACACGGGTCTCATAAACCCGTGTCCACTCCGCCAAGTAAACTGCTGCGCAGGTTACTTCTTTGCCGCGACGGCAACCTCTTTCTTGCCGGATTTGGTTCCCTGAACGGCAGGCGGTTTCGCCGACGTTTCAACCTTCGCCGGTTCGTTCATTGCGTCCAATTTTGCCGCGGCATTCTTCTCCTCGGCGGCGGTCGGTTTCGGTGCAGGCGCAACGGGGACGGGGGTGACGTCTTTCGTGAGCACGACACCCTCCTTCTCCATCTTGACCAGGTGCCATCGCACTGACTTCTCGAGCGGGTCCTTTGTTTCGTACCGACCTGTGTTATCGACCCACGACACAATCGTGCCCAGGTCGCACGGTCCTGTGTGCTTCTGCATGACGCTGACGATGATTGCATCGTGGTTCGTGGTCTGTTCGTTTGCAACTTTCTTCGTGATCGATTCTGGCAACGTCGCGTTGAGTTCGTAGGTGAACACACGGGACGATGCACGCGGAGTGGATTCTTTCTTGATCTTGTCATTCATCTTGTATCCTCCTGTTTTGATTGATTCGACGACGTTCAGATAGTGCGCTTCGCGTTCGTCGCGGTTCTTTACAACATTTGTTGTAGGACCGCCGGGGATCTGTTCGTACCACGCATATTGCAGGCGTGATATAGCGGTCCAACGAATCTCGTCGTATGGTACGGGCACGGGTTGAAGGATTGTGATCTTGCTGTCGGGTCGTTGTTCGCCAATGACAGTCGTTTCGATGCCGAGGTTAATTGCGATACGCAACACCGTTTCGCGGGGTAATTCGCCGAATGCGTTGACAAGTTTGACGTTGCCGAACGCCTCCAACGGCGCTTCGAGATTGACGAACACGGGTTCGCCGATAGAACACTTCCCGTTCTCAAACTTTACGTAGTCCATGAGCGATGGACCTCCTTTTTTATTCGATGTCGTCTGCTAATACTTCTCGTACTCCGTCGTCCCAGCGATCAGAAGGTTTTACTTCGACGACGATTGATTCTTCTTCGTCAAGTATAACGTAGTCACCGCTAATCGTTGCTTCAAGACGAGGATAACCGTCAGTCGCCTTTAACCAAATCTTTTGACCATCTTTGAAGGTACGCATTGTCACTCATCCTCGATAAGATTTACAGTCCTCTTGCAGGATCCAGTTTACCAGGTTTGTGATTTTATGTCAACAACAAAAATAGTACTAATTTTGACTAGTACTATCGTTTCGCTGATGATGGCGAATGTTCGCTTTTTGTACGCGGTGGATGGATAGCGAAAATCGCTGAGCGACGGAGGTAGGGGACGCGATGGTATGGTCACAGGTGAAATTTTACTGCGTTCGTCTAGGGTGATTGTTAGGAGAGAGTTACTATTGCCAATATGGGTCATCCTCAAATTGCTTTTGTTGTTCTCGTCTTGATGTGTAACCGTACTCAACATAGTTGTTCATTTCACTGTATGATAATTTATCTATGAAATGAACGTCGATACGAACGGGACGAACGAGTGAATATTTTCCTTCAGGAAATTGATGATACAAGTTTTGAGGCGCATTATCATAGTGAACGTACCCGCACTTCACGAGAAAACCAAGGTGTTCGCTTATTCTTTTGCGTGATGCGTGAGGAGTGGGCATTCGTAATTGATCCATGATGTCAGAGAGGGTAAAATCGCCGTTTTCGAGCACAAAAATTAACCTGCGATATTTCTTTTGATATAATAGGTGATCGATTGTGTGATACATAAGTCGTTGATAACACAGGTTTTTGCGCCTGTCAAACGAATAGATCGTTTCATAATTACCTTCGTATTAAATTATTATTATATTGTTCCTTTATAAAAGTAATTATGAACATGACGATAAAACAATCTCAATGAAAAAAGATCTATTTTTTAATGTTTTCACCGTGAATATAAATGAAGTTTGTGGAGTTGAGACTTTAGTTGTTGACTTAGTCCTTTGACCTGTGATACATGTTTATGTGTATGGAAAGATTGCACAAAGATACTGATGTTGAAATATTCCGCGGAGTTATTGACGGGAAAACGTACCGTCAATCTGCGGTGGACGCCACTGGGAATGCAGATTTGTCCCGTGCGAGCAACGCAGCGTCGAAAGTTCGCCAAAAAATTTCGCATTATATGGACACCGCTGACCTGCGTGTCGATCACCTCATTGAGATCTACCTTAAACCCGCGCTCTCCGCCTCTGAGACGAAACATTCGCAGTACCGTGGACAATTCACTGATGAACGTGAAGTGATCGCGTGGGACACAAGACTACGCGCTCTTGACATCGCATTTCGTCTGCACGGTGGGTACAAGCAGGCGCAGGACGAGGACAAAGACAGTGGAGACATTGTCGTTCAGATAGTAAACATCGGTGGTAATGTGCAGGTGAACAATGATTGATAACTTAAGTCCTTTCTTTGCAATAAAGGAAACATACTGTTCATTATGCGACGTTAATAGATGCGCAGGAAGTGGCGTAGTACCAATGGTACTGTGACGTAGTACTACTCGTAATTGATTGATACGATTGGAGTTGTGATGCAAAGTTTTAGAAACGATGACCGTGCCATCGTCGCGCTCAGAAAACGGGCGGGGCGGGGGCCCCATGTCGTCTCGCATCACTGGCCAAAAATCTCGCAAAAAGTTTTCAACATCCAGCATCTTCGTGTCGATCAATCCAATCATCCAAATTTTATAAATAAATCCAGTCACGTTCACTTCAAAATTAATTTATTGCACGGCGACAATCAACCAATGACCACCGTGTCCATCATAAAGCGTGACTGGTTCCTATTCCTAAAGAGGCTATCCAAATGAAGCGAGCCATCACCCAAGTAACAAGTTCCCTTTACATCGCTATTTTGGTGGCGGAACGCCTCACAGTCGAATACCCCGGTTTCCATGTGCATATCTGGCCCTTCGACGGGACCAATTGGCTGGTGAATCTTCATGCGTAGCGAAGTCCGAGCCGCGGCACGAGCCAAACGCCTTGCGAAGCAAGGCGTTTTGGAAGTGCTACTTCCTTCGACCCTTACCCGTCAGCAGCTGCGTCAAGTCGGCCGCGCTGAGGCCAGAAAAGTAGTAAAAGACAAGTTCAACCTTGCCCGTCGCTCGATCCGCCGCGCCGCCGCTATAGTACTCCACGACGACGCCTGGCAAAAGCGAGACAAGCAGGCAATAGCGAGGCTGACCCGTGGTTAACACCGTGACTAACCAACACGAGCTTCCCGAGACTTTTGAACGTGGGTATAAAATGACTTTACTTTGAACATCTCCGTTCCACTCCAACCGAAGCAACAGGACATGCTGCGCGAAGCAGAGTCCCCCGCCCACACCATCATTGGCGTAGGCGGCTCTCGTGGCTCGGCGAAAAGCCACGGGGGCCGCAGCGTCATGCTGCTGCGTCGGCTGAAGTATCCGCGCACAGCAGGACTTATTTTTCGACGTAAGATGAAGCAACTTCGCGCAAACCACCTCGAAAATGGTTATTTTAAGCAATATCCATTTATGCGCGAGTGGTGGCAAGAATCGAAGCGCACTATCACTTTGCCTAATGGGTCGCGGATCGTACTCGGATACGCGGAAAATCCCGGCGACATCGACGACTTTCAGGGAGACGAGTACATGGACATTCTCGTCGATGAAGCGGCGAGGGTCACAGAAAACGAGCTTATCAAGTTAAACGCGGTACGTCGCTGGACAGGGCAGTATGGGGGCAAGTCAATACCTGACCGACTTTGTAAAACCTTTTGGTTGATGAATCCAGGTGGTCCTGGGCACAATTACATCCGGCGGTTAATGTTTAAGAAGGAATATCACGGGGCGGAAAATCCCGAAAATTACAAGTTTATTCAGGCTTATGCGTGGGATAATATTGAGTGGGCGAGGGCGGCTCTCGAAGAACGAAATGTGTCGGTTGATGAGTACTACCAGAAGTGGACAAACGAGGAAAGATTTCAGTTTTTCATTAAAAATACCCAGTATGGCCAGGAGTTGAACGCCCTGCCGCAGCGACTTCGCGTCGGTTGGCTGCTGGGAGATTGGGACGAGTTCGCGGGGCAGTTCTACGACATCTGGGACGAGGAAAAATTTGTGAAGCGGTGTTTACCCGCCCGCGATTGGCACCCGCGCTGGCTCGGGATTGACTGGGGATTCCAACACCCGTGTTCAACCCATTGGTTTGCCCAGGAGAAAGAAGTTACCAAGGTTTACCGCGAATTTGTAAACAACTTGCACTCAGCACGAGCGCAGGCCCAGGAGATAGTGGACAAAACGCCAGAGGATGAGCGCAAGTTAATCGACGCCATCTATCTATCTCCTGACGCATTTCAGCATCGTAATGAACAAGATTCATACGCGGAACAAATGGGGGCAATTTTTAGACAATACGGTTTGCCGTACCCCACTCCGGCTGATGATGACCGCAAGCATGGTTCGCAGGCGTGCTACGAGCTCATGAGGTATGAGAAGCTTGAAATTGATCCGTCTTGTGTAAAACTTCGGGAAGTACTTCCGATGGTTTGTACTGAAGAGGACGACCCCGAGGAAATTGAGAAGTTTGATGGGGACGATGCGTTCGACTCATTTCGTTACGGAGTAAAAAGTCGGCAACGTCCCGGCAAGATGCCAATCCAGGAAGCGGCGCACATTAGGGTACAGAAATTTGCAGAGTCTCGCAAAAAGAGTGTTGATGACCTCGACATTAACACCGTTGCGTGCCTCTCGCGACGAGCGCTGGCCCTTGAGCGAAGGCGTCGGCGTGGACGGCGCGGGGGTTTAGGCCGTATCTGGAAAAATCAGCCGACAGGAGGTATTCCGCTCCAATGAAGATATTTTCACGAATTTGTCTTATTCTGCTGTTCAGTTTTTTGTTGCTGCCGTGGCATTTGCTGCTCGCTCAGGGAGTGCCGCACTTTAACGCACTAAGTTGGGGGTTGTCGCCCGACGCAGGCGTAACGTCGCAGAAGGTTTATCGAGGAACTGTGAAGGGCGGGCCGTACACTGTGTTAACGACTTTAGGACCGACGATAACTACCTTTCAGGATAACTCGGTTATAGCCGGTGTAACTCACTGTTATGTGCTCACAGCATTGATTGGTACAGCTGAATCGGTATTTTCAGGGGAGCTTTGCACGATTGACAAGGGGACGAACGTAAACCCTCAGGGGTCTCTGGCTGTAACTAGCCAGTAAGGTCAGGGACGATAGAAATTATGGCAATGAGACTACTTTTTATCACTATGTTACTACTTCCGCTATCGGCGAAGGCGCAGAATCGTACCGCCGATAAGGCGTGGTGGCTCGTCACGGCCGCGTCGGTCGGCGCGACGGTCGCAGACATTGAAAACACGCAGTTCTGCATGAAAGACTTTCATTGTCAAGAGGGAAACCCGATTTATTTTTCGCGGCGACCGTCGCGCTTGCGAATGTACTCGATTAATGCGGGTATTATGGCGCCGATGTTGTATTACTCGTATAAGTGGAAACGAGAGGACGACGCAGACCGCGCAGCGGGTAGACAACTAGCGAAGTATCGCTGGTACGCCATCCCTGTGATTAACATCGCCGCACACGGTTTTGGTCTCACAATTACATTGAGTTCGACTGGGAGGTAAGAATGACGGCATATCCAGGCGCTGCAAACGCAACGTCCCCCGTGGCCAGCAACTTGTCGCCCATTTCACTGCAAAAAGGCGAGTCAGCCTACGTGTTCGGGGTGTTGAAGGCGGGCGCAACGCAGCTGCCGATCAACGAGATGAACGTTGACGTAGAAGAGGTTAACGCGGGAACCGCGTCGATTGCGGTGCAACTTGCACAAGGTACTCAAGGCGATCCGCCGCCGATGGCCTGTATCGAAATTCACTTCGACTCGACGCCGGGCGTATTTGAGGTGGACGTACAGGAGGCGGATACCGACGCTGACGCTTTTTATATCACGCCGACAAATGCGGCCTACACGATCAACGCGGTAAATGCGACCACTTTTAATGTGCGGGTTGACTTATCTCCTACAGGTGGCAAATTTATGCGGTTGTTTGTAAAGACCTTACCAAATGATAGCGATATGTGGGCAAAAATTACGAGACTTTCATAAGATGAAAAGACTGTTACAGTGGTCTCCGGCGACGACCGTGCTTGCAGGGTTGATATTAACCCTATGGCTATCGACCGTTGTGTGGAGTCAGTCGCAGAATTTTCCGGGGGTTGGCGGTAATACTGTCATCCCTGTGTCGAGTACTTATGTACTTTCGATAAATTGTCCTTCTGGCGCCATTAATTGCTACCAAATTCACGCCGATGGCCAGTCGGTCACTGACGCGGTTTTCACTGCGTCAAGCTCCACGGTCACGACGCCGGGAACTGACCCACCGTTCTGCAATGGTACTACGTTACCGTGCTCCACTTATTTAACCGCTCGTGGGCATACGACAGATGTCGGCACGGTATACGCCGGGTTTTTCAACTGTCAAGCGAATAGCGAAGCGTCCTGCACTTATAACTGTGCTCAAGGAACAATCTCGGCCGTCAATTCTGCACATAGCATTACGATTTCAGGAACGTGCACAAGTAACTCGTCGGCGACGGCCAATTCCAACAACTTCTATTGGGTCTCGGACGATTCGACCCAGTTGACAGCAGCGTTTCAAGCCATGTCCATCGCTGCAAAAGTTCTTCCCTCGACGCTAAGCTTGCCCTGCGGACTGATCGGCATGGGCACGTCAAGTTTCGTGGACCTGTCTGGCGGTACGAGGCAATGGCCCATCGGAATGAAGGGCTGCGGGCCTGGCGGCGCCACAACGATTATTCCATTCCCTAAAATGAATTGCGTAGGGGCCTCCGGTCATGGCTGCCTGATTTTTGATACCTGGTCTAACAATGTCCTAGGCGTGTTGGGAGCCGCCGACAAGTTTAGCGATCTCACGTTTTGGGGCGGCGGACTGGACGAAAAGGATGCTGCGGCAACTTACTCCGCAGATTCGGGCGTGTTCTGCAATTTCTTTTGCGAACTTGATAATATCTACGTGACCGGGTGGATTTGGAACCACCTGCCACTCTCAAGTCCTGTCTATGGAATTTACTGCCGAGCTTGCACCATGGTTGCATCGGGATCGTATGCCGGCGGCGATCCTTCTTGCAAGGCCGAGGGAAATTCTTCGGTTCCTGCCACAATTATCGGAGGGAGTTGCGGCGCTTCATTGGGAAACGCTCTGCGAATTGGGGCGGGGCAGGTTACTACGACAGGCGTTTATTTTAATGCCACCCGCAGCTCTAGTTTTGTAGATCCGCTACAAACCGGAGTCTACAACAATCAGGGAATTTGGGTAGACACGGGTAGTTTCATCGCTGGGATGTGGAACGACACTGGCGGTGTGAGCATCATTAATGGCAGCACGATAAACGGTCAAGCGCAACAGTTTGACGTTGTGTTAGGTGGCGGCGAGCTACACCTCAGAAACATAAAATTAGTTCATAACGGTAATATGACTGGAGGTGCCCTCTATGACGAGGGTGGAAACCCTCCGGGATGGTTCCCCTCTGCATTGACGAAATCTGGGGGAGTAATTTACGGAAGTGCCTCAACCACAGGTACCGTCATTACCGCTACCAAGTTGATTTTAAGTGCTGGTTGGGGAGCTTCGGCCGCTTGGACTGGCCTCACCGGGGGAACGCAGTTATTTCAAGGTACTGTCACGAACACCGGCGCTGGGCAAGCCGCGAATCCCACGATCACTTATACGTTTCCCGTCGCGTTTTTAGACGCTACGAATCTTATTTGCGAAATGCACCAGGTTGGCGGGACGCAAGCGATTCTTGCGACGACAGAGTTTTTAACGCCTAGTTCAGTAACTACCACAGGGGCCGTGTTTACATATAACGGAACCCCAAACGTAAGCTCAACCGAGGTGTTTCAGGGGTCGTGTAAAATACCATGAAATTGCCACTTATAACCCGCAAAGAGTACGAGAAGAAGATCGAAATTCTTGAAAAGAGAATCTTCGACCTTGAACGTCACTTTGTAACGAAGCGAGACGAACAAGGCGTCGTCGTCGAGACGTTGGCGGATGTCCCCGTGGATAAACGCAAGGATGTTAAGAAAGCGCAGCGCGGGATGAGTTGGCAACAGCGTCGAGCAGTGCTCGAACTTACAGATGGCGGAAGGAGAAGTTAAAATGACGCACTTTATGAATCCGCAGCGCGGAAAGCACATGGACGGTTCAAGTCACGAACCGCCACCTGTTGATAATGAGGAAGACGGTCAGGGGCAAGACAGCGAAAAACCGCAGATTCACATTCACTCGCACGCCAAGGGCCACACTGTTCACGTGATGCACAAGGATGGCCGGCATGAAAAGAGTGAACACGCGCACGGTGACACAGAAGGCGTGAAGCAACACATTGACAAACATCTGGGCGATGTTGGCCAAGATCATGGGAGCGAGGGAGAAGGCTCACATGAAGGTTTTGGGCTCGATACAGAGATATAAAGAGCGGCAGCGGCCGCACTACTATAAGGAGAACGAAAAATGTTGAAGAAAATAGTAAGCGTTGTGGGTTTGACGCTACTGGCGTTGGCACTGACGCTAAATGGCGTCATGCCCACACCCGTGGCCGCGCAGAACTTTCCGGGGGCGGCGGGTAACCCGTCTGTGCTGTCTCGACCGGGAGGGACGTTTTATGCACCTGCGTTTTTTTGGCAGGGTAGGTTAATTTCGGGAAATACGGCGACTGGTTCGCAATCAGTTATTTTGGTCGGGTCTACCGGCGGTTCTAGTGGGTTGCAACTTACTGACGGTACGACAATTCCCGTGCAGACCGTATTTTCGACGTTGACCCCAGTTGTATTTGATCTCGGGCAAGGAGCGCAGGAAAGTGTAACACCGACGGCCGTATCTGTTGGGACTTGCCCGTCAGGTAATTTGGGAATTGGTGGGTCGCTTACCTGCGTCACGTTTACCGGGTCATTTGTTAATACTCACGGGCAGTCGGCGGTTGTGGCCGACGGGACGTTTGGCCTTCAGACCGCGATTAACTACGCCTCGCAAATTGGTAGTGGCGTTGTGTCGGTGGATACCGCTTGGAGACAAATGGGCGGCACAAATGCGATGCTTACCGCCGCAATACCATACCATGACATTTCAATCATGGATACTAGTTTTGGCGTTCCACAATTTTGGAACGCGCAGGGTGGGGCAACAGCGATTGCAACGCCAGCAACTTTGATCGCGGCTACCGCAGGTTTTAGTGTTAATGGCGCAAATCTTACCGGTGGATTTTATACCGGTAATAGCACTTATATCGCTTGCATCGCTTACGTGGACATCGCTGGTCAAGAAGGGCCGTGTTCCGCTTCGTTTACTATTGCCACCAGTGGCGTAGCCGCAACTGATCAGATCGGTTTTACTGCGCCTGCTGCTTCGACTGGCGCAGTTGGGTACACCATTTATATCACGCTGGCTAGCGGCGCTTACACGTCGGCCTATAAAGTGCCGTTGGTATCTCAACCAACCGTCGTTGGTGTGTACCCCGTGGCTAACGGGGTTTGTACCTTAACACAGGTTGAAACTATTACGCCCGCTTGTGCTTTAGGGAATGTAACATATGCTCAAACTGGTAGCGGCGCCGTTGTCTCGGCATTGACTCTAAACACGTCTCCAATTGAACCCCAAGCAAGCATCGTTTCTACCACGTCCATTTTTGTTCCCAATCCAGGCGGTCGAACGGCTTATACTTACACTCCTGGTAATCATATTGGGATGCCTGGTATGATTGCGTCGTCTCTTGCATTCCCAGTTTCAGGAAGTGCGGCGACTACCGTTCCTACCGTTTTGGGAACTGTTAATCTTGCCCCAGGTGTAATGAACTTTGTTGGACGTACTCTTGAAATTTGCGGTAAGTCGGGTATCTCAACAGGTTCTACGACAACGATCCTTACTGTTTCTTTTCAGTGGGATTCGATGGGACAGAATACAGCTGGGGCCGGGGTAACGATTGGAACGCTCGGATTAACTCCCGTTGCAGCATTTTCGACGAAGGAAATGGACACCTGGTGCGAAGATTTTATGACTACCGCGGTTGGGGCAACGGCAACTGGCGGGTCAATAAATACAGTGGGCGGTTTCATTAATACTTCTGGCGTTTCTACGGCGGCGGCTGGACAAGGAGCCGGTAGTGACCCAACATTGGGTGCGACCGCTTCATTGAATCTTGCGGCCGACGCCCGTATTAACGTCGTCTATACCCATACCACGGGAACCTTCGCACCTACATTGCAGGGTCTCACGGTTAAGGTTCTAAACTAAATGCCTTGGGTTTCAAAAGCGCAGGCCGCGTGGGGAAATAGCCCATCAGGAGTTGCGGCCTTGGGAAAAGAAGGCGTAAAAGAATGGAATCGCGCAACACCGAAGGGTAGTTTGAAGAAAAAGCATGTTGGGGTGAGGAAAAAGAAAAAGTGATAGACGAAGACAAACTCGACTTGCAACCTGAAACTGATGAATCGTCTGAAACTGACGAGTCGTTAGAATTAGGTTCATCTGACCCGCTCGAAGGCGATGAAGACGCTCAAAATGCGTTGATTGCCCTCTACGCGCAGTGCAAGAGCGATGATCGTTACCCGCGGGTTGTTGAAGTAAAAGATGTAAAGCAAGAGGAGTTTTATTGGGGCGGTAGGCAATATATCTGGTGGTCAACCCAAGATCAGAAATGGAATTTGCCGACACAGCAAGTTTCAGGGGATATTGACGTTGAAGACATGCCGCGATTTGAGTTTGTGACGAATATCTATCAAGCTCGCGGGTTGATGATGATTGCGGCGGTTGCGGGCGCGCCGCCGCGGATTCGATTCTTCCCGAATGACGCAGACGACCAGGCCGACCTCGAAACTTCCGAGGCGCGAACAAAGCTTGCGAAGTTAATCGAACGGTGGAATCCGCCACAGAAGCTTTTGCAGGAAGAAACGTATCACGCCTGGACAGGCGGGTTTATCGCCTGGTGGTCGCGGTTCATTCCCAACGGTGAAAAGTACGGAGTTGACCAGTTTCAGACAATGAAGCAAGGGCAACAAGACGTAGACAAGTCAATTCTATGCCCACAGTGTGGTTGGTCTGCACCAGCCGATCAGGCAGTACCACCAGTGCCTTGTCCGCAGTGTGGCGCGATGTTAAGCGAAGAAAACATTACCGAGGAAGAACCGATTCCGACGCTTGAGGACGGTGACGATCAAGAAATTGCGAAGGGTCGCCAAGTCATCAGCGTCTATGGGGCGTTGAACTGCTCTCGTCCGATGCACACGAACCACCAAAGCCAGTGGCATTACTTCGGTCTTGAAGAAGAATTTCACTACGCGATCTTACGTGCCGAATTTGAAGATAAGGCTGATAAGATTAGGCCTGGTGCAAGTCAAGGACCTGACGATATTTTTGAGCGGAATGCACGGCTCGCCGTTGCGGAGAATACGAGACTTGTCTCGCAATCTGGCGCAAGTACGCAAAAACTTTGTACGTTGGTTCGAGCCTGGTTTCGACCGTCGGCCTTTTGGATGATCGAAGATAAATCGACGCGAGATAAGTTGAAGCAAACATTCCCCCGTGGCTGTCGCCTGGAGTTTACAGGTACCACGTTTTGCAAAAGTGTGTCTGAGTCGATGGATGATGCGATTGTATCATGTCACGCAATGCCAGGGCGCGGCCAGCATCGCCCATCGTGCGGGCGATCGATGGTTTCGATTCAGGATCGCGTCAATACGTTCTCAAACATTGAGGCGGAAACGTATGAATATGGCATTCCGATTACTTATCGGGCCGCAGATACTTTTGCATCAGATGCGAATGAGGATCAACGAGCAGCGCCGGGTTTGGAGATCGAAGTGGCTTTGGGGCCGAGCCAGATTATTCAGAACCGCATTATGCAGGTACGGGCCGACACTACATCTCCTGATATGTATAAGCATAATAATGAGCTTATTGGTCCTATTGCTGACCAAATTACAGGAACTTATCCTGCCGTAACGGGTGCGGGAGCGGATCAAGGCGCGCCGGAAACCGTCGGGCAGCAAGCGATGCAGCGGGACCAAGCGATGGGCCGTATGGGCATCTTTTACGTCAACTTGAAACAGGCTCATGCAGATGTAATGACCATCTCGTGCCGCATCTTTGAGCAGAACACGACCGGACAGGTAAAGATACCGACATTAGGTGCGTCGGGAGACTTTGAATCTGAAGCGGTTGACATATCGGCGCTTGAGGGTGACGCTGAGGCGTATCCAGAGGGGGATGAGAATTTCCCCGAATTGTGGAACCAGCAGCGCGCTACAATGATGTCCATTATGGACACTCCCTATGGCGCTGAACTTGCGAAGGACCCGGATAATGCCGAACTGTTCTCGAAGATGACGGGGATCAATGGCCTCAAAATTCCAGGACGGGATGCGTGGCAGAAACAACTTAAAGAGATTTCTGACCTTACGAAGATTCCTAATGGAGAAGAAATGCTTGCGGGCATCGCACCACAAGTTGAAGTCGATTCAGATGATTTTCACGAGATTGAGTCGGCGGCGTGTAAGTGGTGGATGAGCAGCAAGAAAGGTCAAGAGTTAAAACGTCAGAATCCGATGGGTTTTATGGCGGTAAAACAACACAAGGCTGAGCATGACCACGCAATCCCACCGCCACCGCCTGCGGAGAAGCCTATCGGGCGTAATGTGACTTCTAATGTGAAGGATATGCCGCCTGAAGCGCAGGCGCAATGGTTTGAGAAGGAGTTGGGTATTAAGGTTGATCCACAAGCATTTATACAGCAAGTAGCATTTGAGAAGGCAAAGAAACCCGCAACGGGCCTGGCTGGCCCGACCGCGCCGCCTAAGGGTGAGTCGGTAAATCAGCCTAGCGGGTTAGGAGCGTAATCATGGAAGGCGAAGAACTACTCACAGTTGACACAGGAGCAATCGAGGACGCCGGTGGAGACCTTGATCTTGGAGCAGTTACTGAAGAAACTAGCACCGATACCGACTCGTCCGTTGACGAAACGACTAAAATTGCCGACGAGTCAACCGAAGAGGAACAGCCCAAAACGTCAAAAGAAGAACCTGAATTAGCTGAGTTCCACGGGCAGGTATCGTCGAAACTTCGGGCAATTGTGAAACAAGCTCCTGAACTTGCGCAGGTATTTCAGAAGTATCCGAAGTTGAAGGATCAGATCGAGGCCACCTTCCGCCGAGAGACGGCTTTGCGGGAAGTATTCCCCACTGTGGCTGAAGCGCGGTTCATGCGAGATCAGTTCCCGAACGGGCAGGCCGACGTACAAGCGCTTCGCGATGACGTTCAGGAGCTTGAAGCCCTCGACCAGGCATTTGACAAGCGCGGGCAGGATGGCACGTTTCCTGGGCATCGCACGATCATCAGCAATATGTTCGAGCGCAATCAGGAAACCGCCGTCTCATTTATGAAGGAGTTTCCCAAGGTTTGGGCACAACTTCATCGTGACAGCTACGATGAAGTCATGGGAAAAGTTGTAGGCGCCACGTTGAACGCGCGAGGAGTTCCCGATTATATCGGGCGGCTTGCCGAATCCTTGAAAGAGGATCAGCCCGACGCTTACCAAGGGTTGATGAGTGTAGTTGCGTGGATGCAGAAGTTTAGCGCCGACAAACCCCAGCCGAGTGAAGATGAACAGCGACTTTCACGAGATAAGGCCGAATTTAACCGGGAGCGCGGAGAATCGAATAAGCAAGTAAACCAGCGATTTCACAGTGAATTTATCGCCTCATCTAAAAAATTACAGACAAGTACGATTTCACTTCACCCTGCAATAAAGAGGCTTGAGTTGGTTAAGGCGTTATCTCCCGAAAAGCGAGCGTCAATCATCGAGCAGATTCGAGTAAATACCGAGCGGTTGTTGTCGAAAAGTCCCTCGTTTATGAGAAAACTTCGACCGCTCTACGAAGCGCGCAACCTCGAAGAGATTGAGAAATTGCAAAAGGCCGCATGGTCTCAACCGTGGCTAATTAACTCACAAATTCGTCGGGTACTTTCAAAAGAAGTACCTCAGATGGTACAGCAGAATCGGGATGCCGCGGCACGACGCGCCGGTACTACGCGGCAGGCTTCTCCTGTAAACTCCGGTGAAAAGCAACCTACCACCGCCCGTAAGGGAGCTCGACAGGTTGGTGGACGGTGGTACAAAGAAGACGGGAAACTGTTTTCAACCGCAGAGTTACTTGCAGGAAAGCATCTTCAAACTTAAAGGAGAAAATATATGGCGCCGCCAGGAAACATCCAAAGTATCGCGCTTCAGCTCGAAAAGGTGCGGAAGAATGTTCCGACCGCCTATGAGCAGGAGCACGTACTGTTGGACATGATCGACAAGAAAGACGTGGTTGACGCTTCAACCCGCAATATTCGCTTACCGATGTTGGTACGGCCCGGAGGCAAGGGGTCGCAAGGTACGGCGGATTTTGACGACATGGGTCGCGGTTCGGGGTCGATTTGGGATGTGGGAACTCTTTCGACCTTGCAATTCCGATGGGCTTTTGAAGTTTCAAAGCTCGCGGAGTATGCGACCAAGGGCAAGGACAAGGCCATCGAAGACGTTGCTACCCGCGAAGTTGCGGAAGCGATGAAGATGTTCAAGCGGTTCTTAGACTGTGTGTACCAGACGCCCGGTAACGGGCAGATGGACACCATCTCCGTAATCGCGGGGGCTACGCTTACCGTCGCAAACCCCAATATGTTTTACTTCAACCAGGATATTCAAGTGTACCCCACGGGTCTCGCTTCAGCGGCCCGCGGAATGTGTACCGTCACTCAGGTTGATCCGCTGCTGAAAACGATCACGGTCAATGCGCTTCCGGCTGGCACCATCGTCGGCGATGCGTTGGTCATCAACATTTCGCAAGGCGCAGGTGGCGCAAACCCCGTGTCTCTCGAAGGGTTGTTGTACAACCACGTAGACTCGGCCTCGGGCTCATGGAACAATTTACCGCGGTCTACGTACCCTGAAGTCTTGAAGACTCCGCATGTTGCCGCGGGGGGTGCGTCAATCACTCCGGCGCTTCGACGTTTGGGTGAGAACAAGTTGCGGCGAGTTCTCGGAGTCGACTTTGACGAAGAGATGGTCGCCTTTATGAACGTGGACCAGGAAGCCGCCTGGGAGAACGTGGGGATCACAGTAACCACGAACATCATGCAGCAGATGGAGGGGAAGAACTCAGAAGATATGCTGAAGCGTCGGCCTCCGAAGACGTTCGGCGGCATTCCGATTAAGACTTCGATCCACGCGGCCATCCAACGGATTGATGTGCTCTGCCTCAAACATTGGGGCCGGGGCGTCACGAAGGAAGTTGATCTCTTCGAAGAGGGCGGTCAGACCGTGTTCCAATTGTACGGTCAGTCAGGCGGCCTTCTCGCGGGGTACATTTCGTACTTCGACACTGTATTTAACGTCTTCATGGACTGTCCTAGGTTTGGGTTGTTCTTTGATGGACTTGCCTTACCTGTTGGAGGTTACTAATCTCGACTAACCTGGCTGGGGAGAACCGGGTGGCTGAGCGCAGTTAGGGGGATGTTCTGGGAAGGGCGTCCCCCTTAAATTTCAAAAAAAGGAGATTATGATGGACAACGCATCGGCAGCAAGGGTAGCGGATACAAAAGCTGAAGATCGACCCGACCACTTTGAGGGACTTCCTGAAGAGACTCATATTGTGTCGGGAACCATCGTCGGCAACGGTTCAACAGAGCTTGCGTCGGAGAAAGCTCACTTAAGCGCAAAAGTTATTAAGCTTGAGCGCACTCCGGCGGGCGGCATCGACTATCAACTCGCAATTGTCGTGAGCGAACCCGCACCGCCGAAAGCCGCTGAACCGTCGAAGCCTCAGGAAGACCCGAAATTCCTGGCGGCTGTTGACTACTTTATGAGCAAAGGTCAGTCAGAGACCGACGCTCGTAAGAAAGTCAACCTGTTCGGAGTTGATCGCGTTCTGAAGGCCCGTGAAGCCGAACTTGACTCTGACTTGAAGAAAGCTTTGGAACCCGACGCTTCCTCACCGGGATAAAATGGCGCCCCGGACCCCAGAGCGTATCGAACACCACACCTGCCCTGAGCAGGTGGTTAATGAGTTGCGGCTCGCCGGAGGTAGCAATATCTTCGGTGAGCCTAACTTTCGTGTCGTGTGGGGTTATGATCGGATCATTCCCATCCACGGCGAGTGGCAGGATTTTGAGCAATTTGTCGGGAAGCTCACGGACAAGATTACCGGGTATACCGAAACTCGCAAGTTTACAAAGCTTGTTAAGAGCGTTATTGAAACTCGCATGGTGCCAAAATACCTACCGGGAAATTGTTGGCACCTCGAAATGTGGCGACCACCTGAAGAGTATGGCTCACCTGAAGACTGGGGAAAACAAGGTGAGGAAGTTGTCGGGTACATGACGCTCGATACTGCGGGGCCGTATCCCACCCGTGGTGAATACGAACTTTGCTACCCGTTAACTCACGACGGTACAAGTCGGGGTACACCAATTCCGCTTGTATCAACCGTGGTGAGCGATTTGGTAAAGATGATCGTCTTTAGTCGAAACAATTTTAGCTTACAACAAAGAAGGGCGGCAATAGAACAAGAACAAGTTAGGAAAGATAACGGGTACGTTCGAGTGGCACAAGATGTCTTGAATGAAGCAAGACGCCCATTTTTGGGTGAAGCGTTTATCGTCAGACCTTAAAGGAGGTCGTGATGTCACAGGTAAGTTTGGTAATTAATGTTGGGAGTCGCTCACAATCGCATCAGAATGGTTTGTCGGGTACTTGGACGGTATCTGGAAAAGAAAAGAACGAATTTGGGCTGTTGGTCATTTATCCGACGGTTGAGATTCAGGACATCGGGGACAACCGCCGGACAACTCATTTTCTGAAGTCAAGGCCGATTGCGCGAGACATCGTGGGGAACCAGTCGGACGCCGCGGCGCACTCATTTGGTTCACCTGGTTCAAAAGAAAAGTGGGGTTTGCTGCTCTGTGAGGCTGAACCTGACATCCCCCGTGACCTTGAAAATGCGCTGGAAGAAGAAGCCCTCTTCCTCAATGAAAATACACCCGATATTAAGATGAAGAAAGACCCAAAGTCAGGCGCGTTGGTCGCCTTGAACATCGAAGATGAAAAGATCAAGGTTAGAAAAATCGAATTGTCAGAACAGGTACAAACCTTACGAGCAGAGTTTGAGAAGGAGTGCCGTCGCCTCGTAATGAAAACAGAGGTACAAAAGGCACGAAAAACGTACCTAACTGAGTGTCAACGTCTTGTCGCAGAAGCTGATAAGATGTGGGCCACCGGTAAAGATCAGGTACGAGCGTCGATCAACGAACTTCACATAGATGCTTGTACCTTTTTGGGGCAAGAGCGCCCTTGGTGCTACGTACCGCAGGAGCTTGTCGATTGCCCAGGGTGTGGTGCGAAAATCAAGGATGACATCTTAACCTGCCCGCAATGCGGCGGGTGGCTCGCCGAGGGAATTAAAGAGCTTCGGCAGATGCATACCAAAGATCGCGCAATGGCGATGTATCCTAACCGTTATGAGAAAACGACCATTAGCGCCGAAGGGGTCTAAATGCCCGTATTAGGTTCATCAACGTATCAAACGGTTGAGGACGTTCTCAACCGTGCGAGAATGATCCTAAACGACTCTGAAGTCGTAGGCGGGGACGTGTTGACCGACACGGCCCCGTTTACCTTCGATCTTGTTAACGGGGCATATGAAAAAGTGCAAGCGGACCTGTCAACCTACGGTATTGAAACTTACGTTACCGACTGGTGGTTGATTGGACTGCCAGTCGTGCCGACCGTCGATCCCGAAGCGCGGTTGATTATCGACGATACGGGAACTAACATCATTTACCCAAACGGAGTGGGGAATGTATTTAGCCTAACTCCGCAACTTCCGGTAGATTTGGTCGTGCCACTGCGAGTTTGGGAGCGTCAGACAAATACGACAAATATCCTCGGACCGCCTATGTGGCAACCTAACGGTGGGTTGTGTAGTCGTCAGCAACAAAGTTGTTTAGGCGAGTGGGAGTGGAAGGCCGACGGTCTGCGGTTTCGCGGTGCGTTGCAATCCCAAGACCTTAAGATCATGGGCGAAAAGTCGTTGCCTAAATTGGCAGCCCCAACCGACCCCGTGCCCATTCGTGGGGTAACAAACGCGGCAGCGTACTACATGGCGAAGATTTTTACTGAGTCACGCGGCGGTGCAGTTGCCCCAATTTTTGCGAAAGATGCACAAGATGAGATTTTCAACATTCAATCAACTTCGGTGCGACGACGACAGCGAAAACAAGTTCGTAGACGACCATACTCGGGAGGCGGCGGACGACGGTCGCTACCGATCTAACGGAGGAAACAATGTCATTAAAAATTTCAGTTACAAGCATGAATACCGCGGGTCAGCAGGTTCGCATCTTGTTCAACGTCATTCCGACAGGGAATTATGTCACTGGCGGCGATACGTTGGACTTTAGTCAGATGGTTCAAGACCCAGCGTTTCAGGGTATTTTTGGAAACATTCCCTCGTCACAGCCAGCGCAGCAAATTGACGTGTGGGGTCAAAACGGTGACCTCGGTAACCATTATTACCCCGTGGTTGGTTCGCTTCAGACAAACAACAAACTGAAGATTGATTCTGCATTTAACACTGAGCTTAGCGCGGCAGCGTATCCTGCGCCCGTATTGGCCGATAAGATCGTCGGCGAAGCAATTTTTGCAAAACTGCTGTAAGGGAGAACCGTTACGCTTTATCCAGACCTACAGGACGTGCCGATTGAGGTCTTCGGCGGTTATAATCCTGCCATACCTCCTCAGGATTTGCCGCCGGGCGCTTCACCCGCTTGTCAGGACGTGGTGTTCCCGATGGGGACGGTACGTACTCGCGGAGGTCTGCAAGCGCAGTTCGCAGGCGGGCCTATTCCTGGCGGGGCGAACATTAACGGTTTGAAGACATTTACGACGCCTCAACTTGTAAGCGAATTAATGGCCTGGGACTCACTTGGTAATCTTTACAAAGAAAATCCTCAAGGTACGTTAAACCTGTTATTCACAAGGCCTTACCACGATCTCTTCTACCAATCAAATACAATCTTCGGCCGTGAATATCAGGCATTTTTCAACTCAACCGGCGGGTTTGACATTCCTCGACAATATGATGATCTTAACTGGGACCGAGTAAGTCACGGGGGTCCTGGGGCTGCGCCGACGGCCGCTGATTCTGGAACCGCGGGAAACATTGTAGCGGGTAAACACCAAGTTAGCGTCTGTTTCATCAATAGGCAAGGTTGGATTTCGATGCCTGCGCCTAACCCCACGACCTGGACAGCAGCAGGATCGAAGCAAGTTGACCTTTCTAACATTGCTGTAGGTCCTTCTAACATTATCGCCAGGCTGCTTATATTCACCCCTGTGATTACCGCGCCCGCTGTTACGGGGAGTTTTTATTCACTGCCGACTGGCACGCAGCAACTTGCCACTCCGACGGCAATGCTTATTAACGACAATACCACGACAACGCTTACCGTCGACTTTACCGATACGATTCTCATCGCAGGTTTTCAGGCAAATTTTCTCTTTACACAGCGAGTGTTGGGAGAATGCGCGTTTACAGCGGGATATAACTCACGGGTCGTCTGGCTTGGGGAGCGGAATCGGCAACAGAACTTTGTGAACATGGACTTTGAAGGTGGGTTTAGCGGCACTCCTGCATCAACTTCAACTGGGCCGAATAGCCCTTCGATTGCCGCAAATGGTCCTCACGCTAACGTTGCTTGGACTTCACCAGGTAACGTTTTTGTAGTTGACGGGATTGTATCATCTGCCTCATTATTACCATCAAGGGGTACCGATCTACTTAACGTTTCAGGTTATGGATTTGCCATTCCTTCTAACGCCACAATTACCGGTATTATCGTGAGAGCGCTTTCAGGTTCAACTGACGGGCAAATCAGCTTTAATCTAGTAGTTCTTCGTAAGGCTGGAGCGATCACTGGTACCGATCACTCTAACGGAGTTAATTTACCCCCTGGATTAGCAAATCAAATTTATGGAAATAGCCTTGATATGTGGGGTACGACATGGACTCCTGCTGACATTAATAACCCCGGTTTTGGCATCACATTTTTTGCCTTGCACAATACTATTTCTGGCCCAGCTGCTACAGTAAACATAGACTATGTTTCTATCGAGGTTTTTTATACAACTCCTGGCGCTGGTGCTGTACCGCTAGGTTGGACAGCTGGCGCAAGTAATGCAGGAGGTTCATCAGCAAATGCCGGTGGATTTCCTGGCGATTGGCAAGAGGCTTATGCCATTACCGGTGACGGCGCAACAGCAATTCGCGGACAAATTACCCAGTCCGCGTATCAAGATTATCTTAATGTGCCGTTGATCGCACGTGACACCGCATATCGCGTCAGAGCGCGTGTAAGAATCTCTGGGGCCATCTCTCAGGGCACCCTACACATCAATTTACAATCGACATCGGGCGCATTTGTGACCCCTGGCCTTGCCGTACAAGTAAATCAAGCAACGGCAGATTATGCTGAGTTCGATGGGTTACTAACGACGGCGTTAGTATCTCCGCCTACTGACCTTTTACTTCAGGTATACGTCGATGGCACTCCTACGAACAACGGGATATTTTTAGTTGACTCAATCGAAGTCTACCCAACAAATATCCCTTACAATTATTCAACAGCCTGGTTCTCACACGCTTTTAATCCAGAGTCTTACGATAACACCCTAAGCGCCATTCAGGTGCGACCGAACGATGGCCAGCAACTTCGCGCGGGTTTTTCGATCCGCAATAATTACTACCTTGCCAAGGACCATTACCTGTGTTATGTTACCGACGACGGGGTGAACGAACCAGCATCTTGGCCTGTTAACGAGGTGTCTTCAACCATCGGTATCTGCGGTCCTAATGCGTGGGACGTAACTGAAGAGTGGGGTGTCTTCGTCGAACGATCAGGAGCCTACGTCATTTGGGGAGCAGATCCAGTAAAAATTACACCTGAGATTCAGGAAGACGCCTCTCAAACCGGCAAGATCGTCTGGAACTCGATAAATTGGCAGTTTGGTCATACGATCTGGGTTCGTATTGATCGCACAAATAAACGAGTTCTAATTGGCGCTCCCGTGAATGGTGCAACTTCACCAAACGCGGTCTTTGTCTTAGACTTTGTGTGGCTTGACAACGCTCAGGATATCGCAAGCTCGCCCATCGTGACGTACTCTGCATTTACGGGCAAAATTTTAGCCCATGGGCGCGGTCGTCGCTGGACCTATTGGAACATCACGGCTAATTCAATGTGCTTCGCGGAGCGTGCTGACGGCACCTCACAACCATTCTTTGGCAATGGTTCATCAAACGGAAAAATTTATAAGCAAGTTGACGCACCGACGCAGTTGTCCGATGATGGCGCCCCTATCAATGGGTATTGGCAGTCGCACTTTGCACCATCGTCAGTTGAAGAACAAATTATGCACCTCGGCGGGCATCGCAAACTGTTCGGTTACCTGAAATTCCGCGCAATCGGTTTGGGGAATATGCTACTTACAATTTTTACCTCAAATCGTACAACCACGCTACGCGGTTATATGCTTTCGACTGTTCCCGCAGGCGACGGCGGACGACCCGTGAATATGCACGCCGAACGATTTTCGATCCGCATTGGTACAAACGCGGTGGGACAGTGGTTTCAGCTTGAAAAACTTTCTCCGCAATTAAAAATGGCACCGACGATTGTAGTACGAGGAGTTTCGCAATGATGAAGCTCTGTGAAGGTTTCGACTGTGTACAGTGGGCGCAGTGGCGGGCAACGTTACCCGACAAGTCCCACAAACTTTTTTGTCAACCTCACAAGGATAAGATTGAAAAACTTTCAAAAGATGTAAAATTCATCTTTGTAGGAGCGATTCCCGATGGCATTTCAGATACCCAACTTAGACAAAATTAGTAAGGAAGACCCGAAACTTGGCGAAGCATTGCAGAAGGTGCAGGTGTACGTAGGTCAAAATGTCACGACGGCGGCGGGGAACAAACAAACTCCCCCGAGCGGGTTTGTGAATCCGAGTGGCACATGATTATCATCAGAAAATTTGAATCTGAAGATATCCCGCGCCTTGTTTGTTTGCACCAAAAGCAAGGTTTGAACTACGACTTACCAAAAATTAAGGAAGGTAATATACTCGGCGCCGTCGTCGAAGAGGATTGTGTCGTTACCAACGTTTTGCTACTTAGGCGTACCGCAGAAATTTACTGGATTTTTGACCCTGAAGGTACAAAGCGAGACAAGTTGGGACGGTTTCTAGCATTAAGCCGGGAGCTTCCGCTAATTGCAAAACATGGCGGGTATGAAGATCTTCACTGTTGGATACCGCCCGAGATTTCGCAGGATAAAAAGTTCGACGCAACAATGCACAGGATGGGTTGGACCCGTCCCCTGTGGACATCGTATGCCATGGAGGTAAAGTAAATGGCGCGTGGACAATCGGCTGCGGCAAGTGGTCAACTGAATACTACGAATCAGATAGGTGCGGGAGCGCTTGACAGGTCGAAACAACAGCAAGACGCGCTAACTCCTGGTTATACTTCGCTAATGGATACGGGTTATCTTAATCCTGAAGAGGCGTCAGCGGCTACCACAAGCGAAATGGGCGCGGCGACACAACCGTTTGAGACTCAAAATTTTAACGCTTCTAACCGTGCCGCTTCGACAAGAAATGCTTCAGATTTAACGGCGCAGCAAGATCAACTTGCGCTCGATCAAGGGCGAACGGCGGGAGATGCAGCTGCAAACTTACAAAAAGAAAAGATGGCGAATCAAGAGGCGGGCATGTATGGCTTAAGTCACGAAGCCGATCAGTCCCAACAGCTTGGTGAATCAATGTACGGGTTAGGGCCGTCAACATTACAAGCTCGTGCCGCAGGACAGTCTGGAGATCAATTAGCCGCTGGGTACATTGACGCGGCGGCGGGCGGAATTAAAGCCCTGAAAGGAAAATAAGTGAACGACTATCCTGGTGTGATGACCGACGATGAAGAGGAGGAGAAGTCCGCATATCCTCCAGTGCGAACGATGCCGCAACCTAACGCTCGTCAGCAGATAATTCCACCCGCTAATGCTGAACCTGACCTTGGTGGAATGTCTATGCCCCCTGTGGATATGGGTCCTCGTGAACCGTCGCCTCCACCAAGACCCTCGGAATATGCTCCGATAGAGCGCCACGGTTGGGGGCGTATAGGGCAAGTTGCTAACGACTTGTTTACGGGTCAGTCGGGACGTGACGAGTCTCGCCAGCAAGAACGAGCTTCGGCCGCAACTAAAAATTACGACACTCAACTGAAACAAGGACAAGAACAACGTGAATCAACTGCGAAAATCAGTCACGAAGCTGCGCAGGGAGAGCATGAACAAGCGACGGCCGAAGCGACTCGCGAGGGAATGAAGAATGTTACGATTCTTGGCCCTAATGGCACAACTTATAGTGTACCACAAAAGGACGCCGAAAAGCTCATGGGTACAATTGCGGCACAAGAAGGTGCCACAGGCCGAGAAAATAGCCGAGAAAAATCTCAGGAGGGTATCGCCGGCGGTAAGAATAAAACCGCCGAGGAGATTGCTCGTGGAAAAGCTGAATCAGCTGAGCGTATTGCCACCGGTCATAATCTCGCGCAGACAGAGATTGCGCGTATCCGAGCAGACGCGGCGAACGACCCGAACAAGCTTACTAACACGATGAAGACGATGAAACAGCAGGCGCAGGCAACTTTACCCAGAATTGCTACTACACTTGATGAAACTGAAAGAATTGCTGGGATGTTGGGACCGGTTGAAGGTCGCTGGAATGAATTTATGACCGGTAAGATCGGCGCTGGTGACCCGAAGTTCAAACATTACTTAGACGAGGTTGGCATGGTCCAAAGCGCTGTAACGCTTGCGCACGCCCGCGGTCGTATGTCAGACTCACTCTTCAAACACTTTGAAAAGATGTTTGACGCTGGGCAACAAACTGCTGAAAATATGATTCAGGCTCTCACAGTCGCACAAGAGTGGCTTACCGATTATGCAAATATGGGTGAGCCGGGTTCCCCTGTGGGTAACAAGCCGATGGCCACGGGTAGCGGTGCGAGTAGCGGCGACATTTACGCTCGAGACCCGCAGGGTAAATTGCATAAGGCGGCGGCAGGAACTGCACTGCCTAAAGATTGGAAGCAGGAGAAACGATAATGGCGGGGACAACTGGCGGGTGGACAGCTGTAGACGAACCAACGCAAGGCTGGACACCCGTTGATGAGGAAGATCAACTAACAAAGAAAACGAATGAGGTCGCTAAATCTGCGGGAGCTCAATTTAACGCTCCTAGTGTAGGTAAACCGTCAACTCCTACGACTAAGCCTTCGATGTCTAATCAAGAAGGGGATAACCTCAACATTGCCGCTTGGCAACATCGTCCAAACCCTAAGCTTGGCGAATTTCCAGATTATGCAACTGGTGGAGAAATGGCTCCGGTTAATGTAGGACTTGGTGTTTCTGGTGTATCGTCTGCCGTTCGCGGTATTCGCGCCGCACCGTCGATTGGCCAAGGCGCATATCAGCATGTTGTATCGCCGCTATTAAAGGCGTATGCCGGTTCTGAAGTAGGTCGAGTCGCTGGTAAAGGCATAGATGCCGTATTTCATACAAAACACGGTGAACAAGTAGGACAAACAGCGGGTGCGTTAGCGGGTCCGTTCGTAAGCGGAAAATCGTTTGCACGACTTCCCATGGGTGCTGGTCGCCTGGTCGCTTCAAACGAGGAATATGCAGCCGCCCTCGCTGAACGCAAACTCGCTCAACGCAATGCAGACCTCGCCGTAGGTCTTCGCACGTCGAAACCTGTGGATGAAGTCGCGTCGGCGGTCAGGAACCGCACCGCAAATTGGTTGCCGACGAAATTACCGCCACCTGAAGTAACTCCCATGACCGAATCGCCATACTATAACGACTACGCGGCGGCCAAGTCAAATGCGCGAGAAGAAGCTGCTAACAACGCAATGAATCGACCAGGATGGACAGCACCGCTTCCCGCGAGGGTTGGCGGTGGTACAGGAATCGAAGGGGCAGGCAGCGGAGGTGGCAGAAACGGTGTTGGTCTATTCCCAGAACCTCGTGAACCGCTCCCGCAGGATCGACCCGGCGCAATGTGGTCAGTAAAACGTCAAAGCACGTTGCCTGCGGCGGCGCTGCGCGGCGCACCAGGAGCCGGAGACGTACTTCGTAACCTCGGTAAACCTGTGTTATTTGAGCCCCGCGAAGGCACGGGGTATGGAGGACCGCGGCAGGAATATTCTTCGGTTGGGCCTGAACCTCAGCCTCCTACAGGCGAAATACCAGCAGGAAACCAAACACCATTTGAAAATAAAAATTCACCCGCATCGTCTAAAAATGATATAATCAATCAGGGTGAAAACATGAAAAAACCACAAAAAATTGATGAAGGTAAAAAGAAGATTTCGACAGTACCAGGTGATAAGTACCCTCCTCCTGATGAAGAAGAACAGTTTGCTAGAAAACGGGCCGACGAGTGGCTTGCAAAGCATAAACCTACAAAAGAACAAATCGCTAAAGCGACCAAGTTGGTTGTGGATCGCGGCGACATGACTGAAGATGACCCGCATTTTAAGGCGTATCTCGCTGATAAATTAAGCGATATAATGCCAGAAACTGTTGAAGAAATTCAAGAAGCTGTCAAAAATTTAACCGCAAAAGGTTTAACGCCAAGTAGTCCAAAGTGGAAAATGGAATATAACGATGAAATTAGTTATATGCGACAAAAAGAATTTATGGACCCAGACGAGCGCGCACTTCACGAAATGGATAAACAAGAGACTGAGTCTCTTGGAAAAGCGATTAAAAATTCACTCCTTGCTTCTGACGACGTTAAAAGCCCTGTTGACCGTCGTACCACGCCACGCGCCACAGCGCTAAACTCGTCTCCTGTTGACCCGATACGCGAAGCGCGAGTAAACGACCTTCGCGAGATCGTACGCGATTCGACGGTACCTGAGCGAGACAGGTCAATTGCACAAGCGCAGTTAAACGACCTCGAAGCAAATCCAGGCGAACGCAACGAGTTGGGTGATAACCCTGCGAAGCTCAAAAAAGCAAAGCAGACTATGAGTCGTGAAGAGGCGGAAGCAAGTAGCAAGAAACGAACTGAAGGACGTACTAAAAGGTTCAAAGATACCAAAATTCCCAAAAAACACTCTACGACCCTTGCCGACTCTGAAAACATGAACGACCCTGATACGCGTTTCACCGCGGCAAAACATGAAGCAGGTCACGCGGTCATTGGCGAACTTCTGCGACCAGGTTCAGTTGAGAACTCATCGCTTGGTGAACGTGGTGGCGAAACGAACATTACTCCTCCAGCGGGTAAAACGAACGTTGGTCAATTGAATCGAGATGAACTGCACGACATGCTGACGGCAAGCTTCGCAGGTGGAATGGCCGAAGATGGTGGCACGACAGTAACTCATGCAAGCGGTGATCGTAAGGTTAGGAATCAACTTACAGGGTCGCAAGCGAGCACCCCCGCGCAAAATGCTTCGAGGTTCGCGTTTGGTAGGACATTTAACGACCCAATGCTACAAGCGCCAAACGCACAGGCAGCCGCCAGAGCGAAAGTGACAGCATTGCTCGCCGACCCAAAAACCCACGATCTTATTAACTCCGTTGCTGAAAAACTTTCACTTGGCGGTAAGCTGTCGGGAGACGAGATTCGACAAATTCTGAAACTTAAGGGCAAAAAATGAAACGACTTCTATTTTTAATCTTACTTTGCTCATCTATTTGTTATGCGCAGAATCGCAGCGACGGGGTAATTTCGGTGCGCAGCGGACAACCTGCATCGGGAGCGCGTATCGCCGTGTGTACACAACCTGCGACGACCTCGGCACCCTGTTCGCCGCTAGCGACCTTGTATACAGACTCGAGTCTCGGCACACCATGCGCGGGAACATTACTTCCGCCGAATGTCCCCGGTTCACCGTGCTCAAATCCGATGACGGCCGACGGCTTAGGAAATTATCACTTCTACGCCTCGCCTGGTGTTTATACCCTGATGTTTTATGGGTCGAGCACCACGACCTACATTCAACCTGACTTTTCACTACCAATTGCTGGTGGCCCTGTAACGAATGCTAACTTACCCAACCCGATGAATTTGACGGATACATTGTCCATCAACGTAACCTCTGGCTTAGGATTACACATCACTAATTCAGGCACAAATATTTTTGCCCAGTTTTCAAGCACATCTTTTCCTAGTTCAGGTTTAGGCTTCAGTTTCCAAGTCCCCGGAGTCCCGTCCATTCTGGGAAATAGCGGGCTTGGCAATTCTCAATTTATTTTTACCTCAAAAGATTTGAGATTTATTCCTTTCGCTGGTCTTACTGGAGGAGTTTTTGGTGTAGGTCCATCTGGTACAGAATGGCAGATTACCACCGATACGTCAAAACTCACTAAGTATGCCGCTGCGTCAACGGCGGGTAACGGCCAACCAGTCATTCGCGCCGCCGTTAATCAAACCATCGAAGTCACAGGTAATTCGGGAACTTTAACACTCTACACCCCTTCGTCTAACAGCGATATGTATAGACTTGTCGTATACACGGTGATTTCGACGAATGTGGCAACCTCAACAATTCAGTGGACGGTAAGTTATACTGATGTGACAGGCGCGAGAACCACAGTGGGTTCGTCAATTTTAGGTGATACTGCGGGTACCCATGCGGGTGAAACTTTCTCATTTGAGGTTGAATCAGGGGTTGCAATTACGCTTGCAAACGCGACAGCAAACAGTCCCAAGTACAAGTACTACATTCGACTTGAAGAACTCTGAGGTTAACCCATGGACCAGCTCACCTACGATGCGACCATTGACCGTCTTGCTGATAAACTTGCGAAAGCAATTGCACTTGCAGAGGGATTTTATGCGGCTGATTCTCTACCCAGCCGCATAAATAACCCAGGCGACCTTGAGCTTGGTGATCGAGGTTTTGGCACTCACAACAAAAAGACAGGGTATGCGAAGGCTGACATCGCCGGTGACATTGCCGACAAAACGGATGGCTTCTCAGCGTTGCGTCGGGAATGCAGGGCGATCTTAACAGGCGCATCGTCGATATATCATGTCAATTTTACGTTCGCAGCAATTGCGTTAAAATGGACAGGAAATGATAATCCTGGCGCTTGGTGCAAGATCGTTACTGAGAAATTAAATCTTAACCCGATGACCACGATAGTCGATTGGGTTAAGGGGGAAGTAGACAATAATGAACTTACATGAGTGGAAAGATATTTTGCTCTCATTCATCGTGGGGTGTTCGGTTGCCCACACGTTTCTACCGCCCTGGGATGCGCCACCATTTCAACCATTTCCTACCTTTCAGAAGTATTACCGCGTGCTGATCTACGTAGTTGGGTATCTTGGAATAAATGCGCGTAGCACGGTGTATCCGTCAATCTCGATTAACAATCCAACAGGCGTAAATAACCAGGGAAAGGAATTATGAACACTTGGCTCATTCCAGTAACAACGGTCATCTTGGCAGCAATTTTTGCTTTATGGCGTGATATGCGCAGTGAAAACCGACGGATTGACGGGGAAACAGAAAAACGGCATTTAGAAAATCAGATCAGGTTTACAGCCCTCGAAACAGAAATTAGACCGATTGCCAAGTGGTTTAATAACGGTCGTCGAGACCGTACTGGAGAATAAATCTCGTGAGGCGTAATTACTTATCGCGCACACGAATTTTAGGAGTAACAAATTGAAGACGACAACGAAAGTTTTGGCAGGGGTAATCGCGCTGATTGGTATGATCGGACCGGCTGTGTCTCCCGCATTACAAAATATGGTCTCAGCACACCCGCTCGTAAGCACGGTGATTGCGGCAGTTACGGCCATTTTGGCCCTATTTCATAACCCTGTGGCCGCATGAGCCTCGGACTTGTTTTCGACCTACCAGGAGCGTTGGTTCAACTTTACGGGGTCATTAAAAAAGATCAACAACTTGCCGCGTTCCTGGGGCGCATTACCGATTGGGTAAAACTTATCCTGTCGTGCGTCTTTAGTGGGTTAATCGCCCTATTAGGTGCGTGGGGTGCGGCATTACTATCTCACTCAACGCCTTGGGTGGCATTTGGCTACGGCTTAGGAGGTTCAGCCGTAGCCATTTTCACTGTACTTCTTCGTATGCCACAGGGGCGGTCATTGATGCTTGCTGTACCTAAAAGCACGGTAGAGCAATACGCGACAGACGAGCAAACAATCATCGAACCCGTGGACAATCAGCAAAGTCCGCCAAAACCGTAAGCTTCACCACACATCGTAGAACCATCGGGGGCAAGTTGGTAGCCCCCATTACCTTGTTTAAGACCATTGGCGTAGAACAGCGCAAATGGTGAGGCAATCAGTTCCGGGCCGTGTGCCTTCCATGCTCCGCCATTGGCCCGAAACATCACTTTGCTGTTGGGGTCTGGATTCACGATTTTCCCGTTCACGACCGTCTTGCTGGTCAGGAAATCAAGCGAAGAGAAGTTGTGTACCGGATCGGGGTCCACGTTCGTGAACAGGAAGTGATACCACTGCCCCGCCACGACCAGTGGCATTTGCGGGAACACGATGAGCGGATAACCGCCGTTATTCACCCACTCGGGAAATTGGCGATCATCAACAATGCGACCGGCCGCGAGTGGCTTTCCCGGCACGCCCCCGGCATCCAGGCAGAGATCACACTGAAGTTTCCCGCCCGTCCCGCCCATGTAGCCCGTTTTACCGATGGGATTCTTGGTGATGAAGTTGGTTCGGATGGCAGCCAGCGGCGAAGAATAGGCCACCTTGAAAGCTGCATCCCACTGTTCGTTCCAGGTGCCGCCTACTTGCCCATTACTGAGTCCACTTGTTGGATACAGCATTTTTTTCTCCTTTTTGCGCGGCCTTCTCTTGGGCACAGGCAGCAGCCACTTGAGCCTGCTTCTCGGTCAGCCAAAGTTCCGTGACGGAATTATCGCCATGTGTCTGAGCAACGTATAGATGACGCTCTCCGTTCATGGCTCCCGGCAGTGTTACCCATTGCACTTTTATATCTCGAATCTCTGGATCAATCATGATTCCCCCTTCTCTTGCGTAGGCTCCCTGATTCCCGCCAACGCGCACAGATATTAAGCCAGTGTCTTCGTATTCCTTGATAACACGCGCTGGAACGAGAACACTTTGTCCAACTCGAAACTTCGGCTTACTTCGCTTTGCCATCACACATTTCCTTTCGGCTCAGCGGGTTGCTTCTTCGCGTATTCTTCTTCGACGATGCTTCGTTCAATTGCATCCAACTCGCCGACCCAGCCTGAAAATATAAATTCAGGTTCATGCCCGGTGATTTCTTTGTAAGCCTTAAATACGGCCTTACGCATAGGAGAATCGGCTCCGTGCGGAACAGACTCAATCTCGCCAATCTTGCAGGTCCAAATTTTCATTGTGCGTTTCCTTTCGGCTCAGGCACGGCGGGCGGCCCTGTTACTATAGGAGTTCCGTAGGCCCAATGCTCAAACGTTTCTCTGCTATCAAAGGAAATGTACTCATTTTTTCGTGGATCAAACACAATGACCGCTCCATCAGTTGAACAGGAAGTTGCCGTATAACATAGCCCATCCGTAGCAACAAACACCCTTCCCGCTAGTTTTGTCGCCTCATCTTTTGTGAAAGTATTCATAGAATCTCCTTTATGTTTGCGATGCCTTCCGCAGAAACGGAGCGAGCGCGGCTTCGAGTTCGTCGGCGCAAATTTAATTGCGTAAGCCTCATGACTCTTGCGTCGTTCGTTCGAGCCTCTTCGCGCCACTTCGCTACCAGTTCCACTAGCTTGCTGACTTCCTCGTCCCGCTGGGCGGTGGCGGCGTTCCAGCCTGCCTCATATCATCGCGCGTAGACCTTCTGTTCAGCGGCTGAAAGTGCTGCCGGGTAAGATAGCTCTTTGGCATCAAACGTCATTTCCCTGTTCCTTTCTCTCGATTCCCCCTGGGGCGGAAACGCACAGTAATTCGCTGCTGTTTACGCCATCGCGCTGTCAATCGAGTTATCCTATTGGCCCTGAATTGCACATGTGGTTTGCCTTTCTTGTCAAAGAGAACGCGAAAATCCATCCCGTGAACCAATCCGCAATCGCAGCACACCATTTGGTACCCGTGCATGATGGGCTGCTCCCAGCCCCTAGGGTTTAGTTTCCCAACATCCCGTAAGCGAATACTCTTCGTCTTGGCTGGCAGTTTCATTTCCCTGTTCCTTTCTCCCGCTCGGCCTCGGGTTTGAGATAATCCCTCATTGCTGGTAACTTTTGCTGCCTTCCTCCAGTCCGAGCTTTCTACGGGCCAAAACCGAAAGATAAGGCTCCATCCAATCTGGCTTCAGATAGACAATCCACGCAGTCTTGCTCAATGACCTGGAGGGAAGGAATTCACCAAGTATGTCATAAATCCATGCCAGCGTCTTCCTGTGTAACGGCCCCTCGCGAGCTTCTTGTAAATAACGATTAAATGTTGCCTCGTCTTGCGTCATTATGAATTTTGAGAGCTTCTTAGGCATTTGATCTATCCTCCCATCACATGTAGTTCCCTCTAAAAAACGCTACGACTCTCCCTGCGAAGCGCCACCCGCGGCCTGAAAGCTGTCACAATCGACTACGGGAAGATGAATTCCTAACGACCAGACATAAATCAACTTAGCGCCGATGGCTTGCGCATAACTATCATGCTGCTCTTTCATGGCACCGCATTTCTGGCAGAGAGGTTCAATCATTTATGGCGGCTTCGATGTTCTCTTCTGTTGCCCACTCCAAAAGAAACTTCACGCAATCAGTTTTGCGCTCCTCTGCGTTCCATGCCCGAAAGGATGCTTCATGGACTGCATAGCCCCACGGTTGGTGCATGAACGAGTCGTGCGGCCAAGACCAGATTCTCGGTTGCCAGGAACCAACATGGCCGTGAATGAGTTTTTTAATTTCTACTGGGTTCAGTGCCATTGGTATTTGACCTATCCTCTCATTCGACTACAAATCCCCGCGAGAAGCAGGGTGATCCAAAAACGCTACGACTCTCCCTGCGAAGCGCCACCCGGCGCGTCCTTCTCTTGGGCGCAGGCGGCAACCACCTGAGCCTGCTTCTCGGTCAGCAAAAATTCCGTCACGGAATTATCACCATGTCTCTGAGTGATGCGTAAGTGGTGCA